CCCCTTGATATATGCTTTGCCTGGACTTACTTGTAGTGCTAGTAAATCATTACTTGCAGTATTACCATCATCAGTGGATGCACCAGAAGCATATAGTCCTGTAAAATCTTCATTTCCTACAGAGATATTAACACTCTCTTTTGCAACAAACTGAAAAGGTCTTACCGTGTAATCACCAGACTCATCAAACGTCCTACGTGCAAAGGTTTCCTCAAGAACAGCATATTCTGTCTGTCTAACATAGTGTTGAACAATACCCTGTTTAGCATCCATCAATTCAACAAAGGATGAGTCTGCTGTAGAACCCCTTGCAAGTTTACCAAGGGATAAAGCAATTTTAAGTCTGTGAGCACCTTTTGCTGCAAAGTTGTTTGCACCAGTAGCATTGTCTAATAGAGTTGTATCTGCTTCTGGAGTAACAAGTGACTCTGTTACTGTAAAACCAATACGATATGATGGTGTGTTATCATACTTATCTAGAACAAAAGTTTCCTCTAAACAAGTGACAAAGAAACCACGAATATAGTAAACACCAGCTTCAATATGAAATGCACTACCTCTTCTAGAAGCAGGGCCACTAGAACTTGCAAGGTTTGCTGCACTTGATCCAGCAGCTGCACTAAAAAGTGAAGTGAAAGTTGTAGCAGATGCAACACTAGATGAATATGTTGTGGTGTGTGTTACACCGGCATCAGAAGATATATTCTCTCCATCAGCAAATACGTTTGTGACGTTATCTGTTCCAGTATTTACATATCTTAGATAAAGTGTTGGTTGATCAGTTGAAGTTGCAACATCAAATCCAATAACAACAGCAGTAACACCAGTTGTTTCACCAGTAATTGTTACAGGAGTTGTTGAATTAAAATACTGTGATGGATCAACTGTTTCAGATGTAAAAGTAGAAGCAAGTTTTAAAGAGTGATATTTTGTATTAATATGTACAGCGCCAGGAATAACAACAGCACCCTCTTTGAAAACATGACTACCATGTTTTTCAATTTGATCTTGAAGAGCAGACTGTAATTGTGTTAACTCTCTAGCTTGTATTGCAAAGCCAGGACGAAATAATGTACGGTGAAAGTTATCTGTATCATCGAAATCATCATAATAAGGAGAAACATTTAGATCAGTTTTTTGTGCCATATTAGAATTCCACTATAACTTTAATATCTTCTGTTTGGTCTGTAGAACGAGAAATTGGTTTTCTGTTTTCTCTATAAATTATATCACCACTATCAGGTTGTAGTTCTGGATTTGCATGACCGTTAGAAAATGTTATAGTATTACCACCAGCCAAAGTAACAGCAGAGTCAGAAGTTATATCTGGTACTCCAGTTGCTCCAGAGGTTGCACCAGTAACCGTTGCGGCAGTACTAAATGCAACATAAGCACCAGTTGAACTACTTGTTCCGTAGTCTGCAAACCTTTCTTGTTGATAATAAAGAATTTTCAAAGTACTATCAAATTCTACAACTCTACCAATCGCACCAGTAGTTGCTTGAGATATCTTTTCATCAGCTTGGAAAGTGCCTGGCGTTCCACTAAATTGCATAGCATAAGTGTTTCTAAATGATGTTGCAGTTCCTACAGTAGATGTTCCAAACGTAGTGGGATCAGCAACCAAATTAATATTTCTAAAATCGTTACCAGTGGTGAAGTCATCGTTGTCAGCACCCTCTAAACTTGTTTGCAACATTACATAATGGCCACCAAGTTGATCTGCATTGTTAGAACCGTGGCCACCTTTAGGACTGATAACAACTGAGATAGCTGAACCAGAACCACCAATCGCAGAAGCAGAACTTAGAGATGTATCTGAGAATGTAAAACCAGAACCAAGATTAACTGTTCCAAATGTGTATCCAGCACCAGCTTGTTGTACACCTGTGTTACCAGTTGATACTGCTGATATAGCGTTACTAGAAACTGTAATTTTTACAATCGCACCACTTGATGTCCCTTGACTTGTTCCATCACCATAAACTGCTGCATAGTATGTACCGTTTGTCAAACCACTTCCAGCGTTTGTGACTATGATTGATTCAATCGCACCGTCAGCTGCAGCTGCAGATATTGTACTATCCGTAGATACCGGCATAAAATCTGTTGTCGTAAATGTTGCTTGTTGAGAAGCACTAATGGTGTACAAAAATTTTAAAGTGTATCCACCCAAAACAAAGCTTGCTGTTGATTCAGATGTAGGTTCTGCACCACTATAAGCAGTTCCCCCATTGTTATCAAGAACCATATAAACACGGTTATCTGAAGTTTTAAAGAAAAATGTAGAGTCATATAAGTTTGTCGCACCAGAGGTTGTGGTATTGGATGCACTAATATTATCTTCATACATATCAAAGGTTGTGCTGTTTGCCCAATCTCTGCGAGGAATTACTTTTGTTATATTAGAAGTTGTAATCTTCTTTGCAGCAATTGCAGAGTCCCAAGTGTAAAATTCACTCGTAACATCATCTGCTGGAGTAGGTGGAGAACTATCAGACCCACCAGAAGTTCCAGAGGTAAATGGCATTGATTTACCTATCATGAGATAGTATACTGTTGCAGAGGCTTCACTAAATGACTCAAAAAACTGAGTGGCATTGTGTTGCCTAAATTTCTCTGTAATAATTGCTGTCATTTTTCTTTCCTCTATATCTTCTTATATTTATACTCACTATTAAACAAAATATTACTTTGTTTTATTAAGATGGTTTATCTGGAAATACAATATCATCTGGGTCAGACTCAGACGCAGGCAAATCTCTGAGAGCAGCTCTATAAGTTTTCCAAGCATCTGAGATAGCAGGGCTGTCTGGCATAGCCATGTAATCTGACTCAGCCATTAACCCATCACGCCTACTTCTAATATCTACCCATTTAACAGCCAGAATATCTGCTGCTACTTGGTCTGTGTCTTTTGTTGCAGTATCTCCACTCACATCCCAATACAGAACATCTTCATCTAAATCTGCAACAACTTTGCCTCCATGAGTTGCAACATGAGCTTTAGCTTCATCCTCAGAATCAAAATCTAAATACTTAGTAATTAATCCATCACTATGTGATACTACAGCTGTATATTTTTTCATGTTAATCTTTCCTATCGGTATCTTACTTGAAAAGTACTGTTTGTATCAAAAGTACCACCACTAATTTTAATTCTATCTAATACTGCTGAAAGAGTTTTACTACCACTACCTTGAATACTAGTTGTTATAGAACCATTAATGACCAGTTGATGCCTTGTCATATAAACAAATCCAGCAGTGTCCATTCTTCTCACTCTAATTACTCCATTAAACGCATTTGATTCACCATTAGCAGTGCGAAAAGTAAAAGAAGTTGTTGGGTGAGTAACTTGATTTAGATTACCTCCTTCATGAGCAAAACTATCTCCAGAATAAGCACTCGTTTCGTAGCCTCCCCCATCGCCTATAACCACGGTAGCAGAAACGGTTCCTGTAAAACTCATTAGATTAAAAAACAAATCAATATCTGTTGCCGTGCTTGGGATACCTGTAAATTCTTCTGAATTATTACTTGAATCTACTATTTGTGTTCCGTAAGTCCAAGGAGCGACTGATAAAGTTGTAAATGTAGGTGAAGAAAAAGCACCAGCAGAGGTAAGCAATTGTCCTGATGTGCCGGCACGATCAGTTATAGCACTAAGTTCTACACTCTCTGCCAAACCTTCAGTCGTATCTTCTAAAAGTAAGTTATCACCAGCATTTGTTGCAGAACCATCTGTTCCACCATCTTCAATAACAAAGTGGTCATCTAGATCAGCAGCAGTGTCAAATGCAAATTTATCATTGATTGATTCACCAGAGATAGTTCCTTTGACTTTTAAATCCCCTTCAATTACATTTGCAATTGTACCAATTGCAGCTGGGGCTCTTCCGAAATATGGCATTTAATTATTCTCCAATTTTGTCATGGTGCGTCTGGCCAAGTAATATCATCTGGGTCAGATTCAGATGCTGGTAAATCTCTTAGAGCTTTTCGATATTTAACCCATTTTGCTTTTACACTATCGCTTAAAGGAGTATCAGTAGCCACAGTCCAATCTGACTGCGCCATTAACACATCACGTTGTGTCCTAATTGCTGCCCACTTACCAGCCAAAATATCTGCTGCTAGTTGGTCTGTATCTTTAGCTGCGTCACTACTGACATCCCAATATGCAAGGTCTTCATCTAAATCTGCAACAACTTTGCCTCCATGAGTTGCAACATGAGCTTTAGCTTCATCTTCAGTATCAAAATCTTGAAACTTAGTAATTAATCCATCAGTATGAGATACTACAGCTGTAAATTCTTTCATCTTATTTTCCTAACCAAAAAGTACATTTAAATAACCAGCATCACCTGTAAAACCGCTAACTTTAAGTTGTGTTAGTTCCGCAGATAGCGACTTGCCACCAGCAGTAAGGCCGTGGCCTGTCCCAACATGATGATTTTGACCATTCATTACCCATGAAAATGTCCCTGCATCAGCTAAAACAAACTCGCAGAAACCGTTTAAAGAATTAGATGCGCCAAATTGTTCCCTAATAACAAATCCATTAGTTGCGTTGACCTGTCCAGCAATCGCCGTACCTTCGAGGTATTTACCACCACTGACGTAGCCGCTCGTTTCTATGCCGCCAGCATCGCCAAGCTCAATTTTAATTGTAGCTGTCGTGTCTGTCATCGAGACATTTCTAAAGACTAAGTAAACCCTTTTTGTACCAGCAGGTATTCCAGTAAAAGTAAAAGAATTACCAGAAGTTGTTGCTTGGAGACTAGCTTGTGATACCCCCGCAGAATCCTCAAAAGTGGGTGCAGCACCAGCACCACCAGAAGTAAGAGCTTGTCCATCAGTACCAGTGGCCACTGCTACAGGATTACCCGAAGTATCAAAACTAATTATATTTCCATCAGTTCCATCAGCCATTAGTGCGAGTGGTATTTTTGTTAAACTCATTTATTTAGTCTCCATTTTTTCGTCATGGTGCATCTGGAAAAGTAATATCATCTGGGTCAGATTCAGACGCAGGCAAATCTCTGAGAGCTTGACGATACGTTTTCCAAGCATCACTCATTGTAACATCAGAGTTACCCATGTAATCTGACTCAGCCATTAACTTGTCTCGTTTAGTTCTAATAGATAACCATTTATCTGCAAGAATATCTGAAGCCAGTGATGAGTTGTCAGCTGTAAGAGTTTTCTTTTTAGCATTAACTGTCCAATATTCGGCAAGGTCACTTGGACTTTCATCCACAAATCCGCCATAAGTTTCAATGTGAGCTTTGGCCTCGTCTTCAGTATCAAAATCTTGATACTTAGTGACTTTATTATTTGCTGAGGAAACTACTGCTATCCAATCTTTCATTTTATTTCCTAAATAAACATTATGTTGACTGCGCCGGCATCAAATGTTGCTCCTGCCGCAGTAGAAAATTTAATTTGAGTTAATTCAGCACTTAGTGCTTTACTACCAGAGCCTAAATATATTCCATCATCATCAGATTCATTAAGCATACCGTGAAAGCACCATGTAAACGCAGCAGCATCTTGTAGTGTAAACCATACAGACCCATGAAGTATATTAGCCGCATCCCAATTTACTGTACCTACAGAAAAACCAGCAGTATTTCTTATTGTCGCACTCTCAATAGCTTGGTCAGCAATTTTTGCAGCGGTATTAAGGTAACCGCTCGTTTCTATGCCGCCTCCATCTCCGATCTGGATGCGAATTGTTTGAGCATTACTTCCCTGAGAAACTCCAAAAAAGTTCATTACAATCATATCTACACCAGCTGGAATACTCCCAAAGGTAATTGATGTGCCTGAGGTAGTTGCAATTTCAGTGCCTTGTGTAAACCCTGCTGATAGAGCTTCAAATGCTGGTGGTGATCCAGCACCAGTAGAGGTTAATACTTGTCCATCACTTCCAGTGGCAATTGCTACAGGATCGCCGGAAGCATCAAAACTGATTATATTTCCATCAGTTCCACCAGCAAGTTTAGCTAAAGTAATTGCGTTATCAGCAATTTTAGCAGTACTAACTGCGCTATCAGCAATTTTTGCAGTCGCAACTGCATCAGTAGCAATTTCTTGAACTGAACCTACCGTAAAATATTGTACTACAATATTGTTTGTTCCAGCTGGAGGCGCTGTTGTAAATGTTAGAGTTACTCCATCAACATTAAAATCAGTTCCATTACGTTGCATCACACCAGATATTCTGACAAAAACAGAATTAGTGGTTGATGCTTGTGATAAAGTAAAGGCTGTGTCTGACGCATCACCAGTAAAACTTTGAGTAAAGGCATCTGTAATTGCGCCGGGATCATTACCTAGATATGGCATTAGGTTATCTCCATTACGCTCAATGTAACATCTAATGAACTAGCAACACTAGCACCAATTGTTATAACATCTGTTGCTTCTAGAACTATCTTTTGTCCAGCAAATACTTCCAAAGTTGAATCAGCAGGAATTGGTACTTCATTAAGTAACGAAACCGATTCATTTGCTGCATTGTTTGCACCAGTTCTATTACCAGTATCACTCGTAAGTTTTACTGTAACGTCCCTTTCAGCTGCAATCTTATTACAGACGTTCATTCCTAAAACAACAGTTGTTGTTGAACCAGCACAAGTATATAAAGTACTAAAAGTTCCACTGTCGATTGCCACATCTGCTATTGTGAATACCTTAAATGTATTTGCCATTTTATCCTAATCTCCAATTTCTCAACTATTTATAACACTTATCCTAGTGTAATTTCTCAACTATTTATAATATTTATCCTAGTGCAATTGCTAGTGCTGTTGCCTCGCCACTAGTTAATGTAACTACTCTTGATAATGCAGCTTTTCTGTTTGTTCCACCAGCGCCATCATCAACAATTATTAAATCTGCAGCTGTTAAGTCAGCACCAACATCTGTTCCACCATCAATATCTATTGCTGCAAGACCAATTTTATTTACAGCTGTAATAGCTGCTAACATAGTTCCTGTAACTGTTCCACTATCTCCAGAACCAACTAAAGTACCAGACAGAGTTGGTAATACACATACTGCACTACTAGCTAAAGCGTGTGGTGCAGACTGTAATGTTTGTGCGTGTGCGTTTGAACTTTCACAATAAAATTTAAGTTGTGATACAGAGCCTTCATTTTTAAGATCAATAAGACCACCGCTTATATACAAATCATCAGATAATACTATATCTCCGTCCGCTTCAATAGTAATAGCAGCTGCGGTAGTAGCATTACCGATAGTTCCAGCATCTTTAATAAGTATGTCATCTACAAAAGTAACTATACCAGCAGATGAAATAGTCATAGCAGTAGTTGCTGATGCAACTCCAATAGTTCCACCGTCTTTGATAAGGATGTCATCTTTGAATGTAACAATACCAGCAGATGAAATCTGTATAGCATCTGTCGCACTTGCAGAACCTACATCACCATCATCAGGAACTATAATGTTACCAGCAAATGTTGCAACTGTTGAACTAACTGTTAGTCTAGCAGTTCCACCAGTTGATATCGCAACCTGATCTGCGGCAGAAAAAAAGATACCAGTATTGGTATCACCACTATTTGTAATTGATGGAGCTCCAGCAGAGCCATCAGCAAAAGATGTAACTCCAGTTATAGTTGGACTAGCAAGTGAAACTACAGAAGATGTAGCACTAATACCACTCGTTAACGCTGTACCTGTACCTAAGAGAGTGTATATCTCAAGAAAGTTATCATTAGTCTTATCACCACCCGCTCTAAGGGTGTCACCAGTGCCATCGTTGGCCGCCGCGCCTATTTCTATTG